AGATTTGGGAAGTTCGTCTTTCGATCCTGTTTTTCATGAGGATCTTTTCTTACATGATCATTGGACTCACCCTTTCTGTACTTTTATGATAGTCGATGAATGCCAGTTTTTCAAGATGGTATGTTGAACGAAAAAATAGTGTCGAGAAGTTCTGGAAACACAAAGAAATAATGCAAAAGGTAGAATCTTTTTTTGCGGAACAAATCGTAATTGACAGCGATATATTGCCTATGATAAAATGATAGTGTTGGGTGGTCAAAAGGCCACCCTTTTTTCGTGGAGGAATAAGGGTATGAATGTGCCTTATCAGATCATAAAGAGCAACCGCAAAACCATCGCGATCCAGATCAAACCGGATGGGCAGGTCGTGGTCAGATGCCCCAAGCGGATGCGTATTGAGGACGCTAGACGGTTTGCAGAGAGCAAAGCGGATTGGATCGAGAAGCACTTGGCTAGGAGACCGCCTCAGGATGTGGCGAAGTATACGCCCAAGGAAATCGAGCAGCTCCGTGAGCAGGCAAGAAAACTCGTCACTGAGCGCGTGAGATATTATGCGCCTATTGTTGGCGTTACTTATGGGCAGATTGCAATCCGGGCACAACACACCCGCTGGGGCAGCTGCAGCAGCAAAGGCAATCTGAACTTCAACTGCCTTCTTGCTTTGGTGCCTCCGGAGGTCTTAGATTATGCGGTTGTGCATGAGTTATGCCATCGCAATGAAATGAACCATTCATTTCAATTTTGGAAAGAAGTAGAGCGTGTAATTCCGTACTATAAATCCTGTAAAAAATGGCTAAGAGAAAACGGAACATCTCTCGTTGCGAGACTATAAAATTGGCTTGAGCGCAGTTCGCCTTTTGAACTGCGCTCAAGTAATCTATGATTTCACTATGGGCTATTGGCAAAGTACTGGCCCGTCGGCTTATCTGCAACCTTTGCCGCAGCATCGGGGTAGTACATAGCGTTTTCACAGTGTGGAATAAGATGTTTTGCTTGCCTTTATTCTAACACAGGCTATCTCAGCGGTGATGAACAAAAATAGAACGGTCTGTAACAAGAGGATAAACTTTCATCTATTCCCCTATTTCGGGTTGAACTTTGTCTTGGCAAAACGGTGGCACAGTTTTGGCAAAACGGTGGCACAAATTTGGCAGAAGAATGACAATGACTTGGCAGAAACCCTGTGTTATAATTCTATCGTGAGAAACTGGGACTTCGAAAGAAGCCCCAGTTTTTTGCTATTCCACCCTAAAAGGAGTGTTTCAAAATGAAGTTTTGTCCCTATTGTGGCGCAGACCTTTTGGACGAGAATGTCCTGTTCTGCTCCAACTGCGGAAAGAAGCTGCCCCCTCACGAGGCAGGTATCACGGAACCGTTAACAGAGGAAAACCGTCCTGTTCCCGAGAAACCTTCCAAAGAAGAGCCATCCTCTCAGAAAAAGAAACGCAATAAGAAGATTGCCAGGAAGCCTGCACATGTTGTGGAAGATACTCCTGCAGATGATGGCTATGATGGCTACTACGATGATGTTCAACCCCCGGACTTGGATCGAGTCAAAGAAGGTCTGGATAAAGAGCTGATCAAAAAGATCGTGGCACTCAGCGTGGGTGTGGTTTTCATCATTACAATGTGCGTTGTAATGATGTATGTACTTTAATCGCGTTGCACTTTTGGCATCTTCTTCGTGTAATTGTGTAAAAACATGAAACGAGGTACAAAAATATGAAGTACATTTCTATTGGCGCAGTTCTGAATGAAGGAACTGAATATATCCTGGATGTCACCCACGGTGGTGCGCAGTTCCGCCTGACTGGTGAGAAGGCCAGGCTGTGGCTCAATGGCAGACTGGGATTTGCAGAGGCATTTAATCCTATGCATCTCAATCTACTGGAACAGCTTTTCAAAATGGGTCTGGTGATCCAGTGCGACGGATCCCGAGCTGAAGAATATCGGGCCCTGTGTAAGTGCACCATAGTCCCTGCCGAGCGCAAGCACCCATACTGGTTTCTCCGCACCGACGAAAAGCTTGCTCTGCAGTGGATCCGGAATGCCGGCCTGGTTCTAAGTATGGCTGAATTGGTCTACCTGATCGACCGGAACGTTCCTATGGATGGGAAACTGCTTGGTAAGGATAATGCGCAGGCACTGGTCGAGCGCATTTACACCAGAGATACCGTCTACAACAACATTCTGGAGAACCAGATGGAACGGGCTCCTTCCAGAAATCGCGTTGAGAAGGCCGTTCTTGGACTTCTGCTGAAGAAGCGGATCGTTCTGCTGTAAGGAGGCTATATGAAAGAAAAATTTATGCAAATTCCCGCGCCGCTGCGCAGGCAGATCCTGCTTCGCTGTGCCGGAGCAGGTCTTGGAGTTGCGATGTTCCTGATCGTTCTGATCTACAGCACAGACTGGCGCTTTATGGTCCCCTGCGCTGCAGCAGCTGTTTTTTGCCTATCCAGTGCAGCGCTGCTCTTTGATCGCTGCATCCGAGGAAAGTATGTGGTGATAACCGGCATCTGTACGGAGATCGATCGGACCAGCATCCGGAAGCGGATCAAAGCGATCTATCTGCAGACTGAAGAGCACCAAATCAAGCTGGTCGGGGTCAGACCTGTTCGCAATCTGATTGTGGGCGATACCTTGAACTTGTTCGTTGCAGAGAATACGCCTGTTTATAATACCGATGGGTGTAATGTGATCTGCTCCTATATTGCCTTGTCTAAGACCCTTCCAACGCAGAAAAAAGAAATTCAAACTCAGTGATTGACTAATACAAATAGCTATGCTATAATACCATTACTAAAGTTTCGTTGTTTTGCGTAAGCAATCTAAAGTGTCCGAGTATTTATATGTCCAGAGCTATTTGCGTCCATTCGCAAATGGCTCTTTTTTTATTTGTCCTCGGTTTCTGCCTGCGCAAAGCAGGTTGAAATATATTATTTTGCATTGCAGGGCATACCTGCAGGAAGGAGTCAACTATGTTAAAGTTCTTCGCATCCAATGTGGTGGTCTCGAAAGGCTACCAGAATTCACCCGCAGTCAAGTTCTCTGAAAAGGGTGATTTCGTCCGCTTCCGTGTGGGCCAGAAGGTCTACGATCCCCGTGCAGAAGACAATCATCGCTGGGTCAATATGACGATCAAGTGCTTTGATGCTTCTCTGGTGGACCGTATTCGCAAGATGGGTCTCAAGGAAGGTTCTTTCATCTCTCTGTCCGGTCGTTATGATGAGGATGTATGGGAAGATGAAGAGAGCAAGGAGAAGCGCAGCATGCCCTGTGTGATTCTGGAGGAACTGGAGTTCAGCGGCGGCGGCAAGAAACCCGGCGACGGCCAGAACGGTAATCCCGGAAATCAGAACAGCGCCCCCGCACCTGCAGCCCCTGCGGCAGCACCTCAGGAGGGCCAGCAGATGCCCGGCAACTTCACGGGCTATGAAGGCTTCGGCGGCGGTAACAACTTCTTCAACCTGTAAGGAGCTGTACCACAAATGAATCAGGCACAATAACGCACACAAGTATTGTCTACCGACTGCTTGTGTGCGTTTTTTGTTGCCCCAAAAGGAGTAAAGAAATGAACGACAAAAACTTCAAGCGCCATATGGCCTATGAAGCTTTGGTAATTTTGGGGCTGCTTGCGCTGCTGACCTACATTACCCGGCTTTGGCCTATCCTTCTCCTCATTATCCTCGGCATCTTTATCGCCACACTGCGTTTGCTGTTCCTTTCCTGCAAGAAAGTAGAACCTGTCAAGCCGGTGCTGGCACTGCCTCCCCCTCCTCAACCTCCCCAGGAATCAGACATGCAGTCCATGGCTTATGCCATTATCCAGCGGCGGATCACACAGATCCTGCAGGGTAGATTCCCGGAGGTCAGATGGATCTGGGAGAATCCGAGAGCGAAGGAAGACATCTTGATCGGTAATCCAGTCTATGTCCTGCTCAATAGAGCCGGTGGATACCGTCGCGGCCGTGTAGTCATCCAGAACCTTACGGTGATGGATGTAGTGTTTGAGGAAGAGAAGCCTAAGGCTGATCCTCCCGCACCGAACCCCGGTCCCGCGCCCGGTCCTACGCCGCCTCCCGAAGAGGACGATGAGGAAGAACCGTCTGAGAACTTCGGTCTCATTGCCTTTCAGTGGGTGGAAGCCCATGTGATGGAGCTGAACGATCGCTGCAATGAGGCGATCGCAGAAGGCCTGAGCGAATACTTGATCCCTGCCGATGAACTTCCCGTAACAGAAAGCTGGGAAGAGATCTGTAAGGAACTGGTTCGCAACGAATTTTGCGGTGCACGTTGCTGTGACGACGGCATCATCATTGAATTTGAGCAGTAAGACTGCAGAAAGGAAATTACTATGAGTGTTTCAATCAGTAACCTCTTTAACTTCTCCAAGTCGTTACCGGAACCGTTTAATACCTTGGCGAATAAGAAGGTGAAGGTCTCCTCCAAATACGGTGACGGCACACAATCTACTCTGTGTGCCACCGTAATTAAAGCAATCCACGCTGTCTGCAACTGCATGACAGGTACCGGAGAAGGTGCAGTCGGTTCCATTGACCACCGCACCGTTGCTGAGTACAAGTCCGCTGCCGGAACTGATATCTATCACCTGGTAGTGTTCGACAGCAGCACCGGTAATATCATGGCAAGCGTGTACGATAAGAACACGGAAACCATTGAAAATTACCAGCTGCACTCCAGTGCCCGTGACGGTGCTGCCGTTATGATGGCCCTAATGCCCTTGTTTCTGAAAGACGATGAGTTTGATGATAACTTCCAGACTTATTTCGATCAGAGAGTTGCAGGGTATCCAGATATGACGAAGACCACTGAGGCTATGGCAATCCTTTGCGACAATGTCTACCGCCGGATCAAGGACGATTCTTGTTCGGCGCATGTCAAGGTCACACTGGATAAGTCCGGCAATGTGCTTCGCGTTTCCCAGAGTCATCTGCTGGCTGGAGCTTACACGCCTACCTCTGTTTTGGCCGGTGAGTTTACCATCCTTGCCCAAACCAGTAAGGTAACCGTTTCTGCTGCCCGCACTTCTATTGATCACAAGGACTTTGTGAGTCAGTACAAGCTTACGGGCAGCAGAATTCTTACCGCACTGGAAGAAGCCCTGGTTCCAAAGCTGGAGGAGTGGTACATCATTCCCGAAGAGGTGGTGGGTATCTGCCAGCACGCCCTGAAGACAACCGGAAAGCCTATGCAGATGCGCAATTTCCTTTTGCGCGGTCCTGCCGGTACCGGTAAGACCCAGGGTGCCAAAGCCATCGCTGCCGGTTTACATCTGCCGTATATGAAGTATACCTGCTCTGCATCCACTGAAGTGTTCGACTTTGTTGGTATGGTGTTCCCCAAAACGGACACCATGACCACCGGCGATGCAGATCTGGACAAACAGCGAGATATGCTCCAGTCCATGGGCGGTATCACCTTTGCCAATGTGGCGAAGCTGATGAACCTCCCGGATCTGGATGACATGGACTTTGATCCTGCAGGTGTGTACCACAGCTTGACGGGCGTTGAAAATGAGGATGCCACATCCCGCGACTGTATGGAAGTCGTGATGAATATGGTAACCGATAAGATCAAGGCTCTGACTACTGTGGTCCAGAAAGACGGTACTACCGGCCAGACCTACACCTATGTGGAGACTGATTTCATCAAAGCCCTGAAGAACGGCTATTTAGTGGAAATACAGGAACCCACAGTCATCACTCAGCCCGGTGTTCTGGTTGGCTTGAACTCCCTCCTGGAGCAGACCGGCTCGATCACACTTCCTACCGGCGAGATCATTCAGCGGCATCCGGATACGGTTGTAGTTGTCACGACAAACGTCACTTATGAGGGCTGTCGTGGCCTCAACCAGTCTGTTGTCGACAGAATGAGTCTGGTAGAGGACATCGAGCTGCCGCCCCCTGATGTGATGGCCCAGCGTGCGATGGCTGTTACCGGTGCTACCGATGAGTATCAGGTAACCCAGATGGTGGAAGTCGTTAATACCATGTCTGAGTATATGCGTAAGAACGGCATCACTGACGGTACCTGCGGTATGCGTAGTCTCATCGACTGGATCACCAGTACTGAGATCACCGGCGACCCGTACAAGTCTGCACTTAGCACCATCATCAGTAAGGCGACCTCTGACGAAGAGGACCGCGAGACCCTGAAGACTACCATTCTGGAACCGATCTTTGCGCCGAAGCGTCGCAGAGCCTCTTAATAAGGAGGGTCTGCAATGGCAAGAGTGAATCATAAGCGCGTCAAGCAGCTTTTGAATGAGAAGCGCAGTAAGATCACGGATAAACAGTTCTTCACCTCCCGGATCCTTGCTGGCCACTTTGAGGACATTGCAGCGGCACAGACCCGCCGGTACAAATACAACCGGCGGGTCCACGTCAATCTGTATTGGCAAAAAGATGATCCCAACGTGGCGTGCACCAACAATGTCTCCATACTCATTAACAGCGGACACCAGCTGATCACAAAGGTTCGCGGTCGTGCAGAGCGATATGACCTGATCACGGGCCTGTTTGCCCACGAGCTTGGTCATGTTCTCTATACTGATTTTCTGATACAACAGACCTATCTTAAGTACCTCGAGTGCTTCAAGTGGTTTCCGGTGCCTCCGGATCTCAAAACCAGCCGGGATGCTGATAATGAGCGAGCCTTCTGGGACTTCGTGAAAGCGGACCCCAAAAACATGGAGCTGGCCCAGGATACTGCGGCATACATCGCCAACATTCTTGAGGATGGCTATGTAGAAAACTGCATTCTAAATCAGTTTCCGGGTGTATTGGGGTTCACCTTGACTGCAATGCGTAACCACCAGTTTGCGGAAATGCGGACTGTGGATGAGCTGATCGAAAAAGAGATGGACGGCGAAAGCCACATCTTCAAATCGATCATGCAGATCATGCTTTCCTATGCCAAGTTCGGTGAGATCAAGTACGGTGAAACCCTCTTGACCGACGAACGGATCCAAACCGTTTTCAAGCTGATCCCGGAGATCGACACAGCAGTGGTGACCTCTTATCCCAAGGAACGCTGGAAGATCGTCAGCCTCATTATGATCCGCTGCTGGCACTATATTGAAGACTACCTTGAGCAGGTTAAGAAGCAGCACGCTGCAGACGCTGCCTCCGGTGGGTCTTCTTCCCTGGCACAGATCCTTGCAAAGTCCCTCGGCGGTGTCTCCGGCACAACTGCGATCGGCTCCGGAAGCGGAACTCCAGTTCCGGGTGCCATGAAGATCCAGATCAAGGCTGCCAACTCTGCAGGTAGATCCAAGACGCGTCATGATGCAAATCAGGACGATGAAAATGGGTCTGGTACTGCAGGTGGAGTTTCAGATGAGTCTGGTGACTCTGAAGAAAATGAGAATGGGTCTGGGGGCGAAGAGAATCCTTCCGAGACTGATTCGGATGATTCTTCCAGTGCCTCTGATGGCGTCAGCGATGGCATCGAGGGTCCCGGTACCGGTTCTTCTAAACAGAAAACTGTTGCGGAAGAAGGCGGCCGTATTCCTTTCCACCAGACCGAGTCCGTATCGGTCCCGGTTGGCGGAGAAGTCGAGTATGATGCCGACTATGAGCGGGAGCACAATGATGCCGCTGCTTCCGATATCGAGCGAATGCTGGAACGGATGGCAGAGAAGGCTGCGTGCAAGCAGCTGGAAAACGAACGCCTTCAGGAGCTGAATGAGGCTGCCCAAAGCATCTCTTATGGAGACATCCACAGCGGCGTCGACATCAAGGTCCACAGGATCAGCGAGGTAGACGATGAGCTTCAGGATCAGTATCACGAGATCGCAGGCCCCTTGCTCTCCATCTCAAGGCAGCTCCAGCGCAGTCTGGTGCAGAAACTGAAGGATCAGCAGCGTGGAGGAAAGCAAACCGGTCTGGTAATGGGTAGACGATTGGATGCCCATGCTCTCTGCAGAAACGATGGCAAGGTGTTTTACAAGAACAACCTTCCCAACGAGATCCCCAAGATTTCTGTGGGTTTGCTTTTGGACGAGTCCGGCTCTATGAGTTGTGGCGATCGGAGCACCTATGCCCGTGCAGCGGCCATCATCCTCTACGATTTCTGTCAGTCCCTGAACATTCCGATTATGGTCTATGGCCATTCTACCGGATGGGGTTCCGGTGTGGATCTATATTCCTACGCTGAGTTTGACGGAATTGATAAGGATGATAAGTACCGCCTGATGGATATCTCTGCAAGAGGAAGTAACCGCGACGGCGCAGCACTTCGGTTTGTGGCCGAGCAGCTGTCCAAGCGCACTGAGGAAGTCCGAATACTCATTCTGGTCTCCGATGGACAGCCCGCTGCCTCAGGTTACAGTGGCACTGCAGCCGAGGAAGATCTGCGTGGTATCAAGCAGGAGTACAAGCGCAAAGGCATTCTGTTCGTTGCCGCCGCAATTGGCGACGATAGCGTGACACGTTCCCATGTGAAAAGCATGGGCATATAAGGTGTCATATCTTATATAGAACTGATAATCTGAAGAGTCGAATGATAGGGTAACGCCTTGAAAGGCTCTCACTAATACTCCGACTGGCACAGGTGTATGCAATAACAGATGTGTCAGATGCTCGGTGAAGTCGGCAGAATGTGGCCGTAGTGTAGTCTAAACTACACCGAAACCCGTCCAGAGGTGGACGGTGTCACAAATATGCCGGGTGTCGATTACTCATGGTGAGAATGTGTGAAAACACTGACGAACTTCCGAATGTACGGGTCCTTAAGCCGGTCTCGCAGAAATGCGTTAACTCTGAAAAGGGTGCTTGTGAGGTTTAGTAAAAAATTGTCGTTATGAAAAACCTCTTGCTGTTATAGGCAGTAATGTGCAAGCGGGCTCATAGGAAGCACCTAAAAGTAGTCAATGATAAGATTATCGGAACGTGGAAAGCTGGAAACACGGAGAACATTGCAGTTCTATGAAGTGGTATAGGAGATTGCTTCGGCTCAATCCTATTTTATTCCAGTGAGAGCGCCGGCACAGTACCAATGAAGTCTACGAAAGTAGATGGAGGGATGGCCGGTAGTCGATTTATCTATGATTTCGTATGTAGTAGGCACTCCATAGCTTCGAGTATGACTAAGAAAATCGTGCTCCGAAAGGAGGATGATGCCTATGGCAATTCAAAAGAAACAGTCGCTACGCAATAATGAGTATTACTCAATGCAATCCGTCTTTGATGAATTGTATAGCCAAAGTCAAAACGGACATATCTTCCAAAATTTAATGGAAATAATCCGATCCGCTGAGAACATCAAGCTGGCCTATAGAAACATCAAACGAAACGGAGGAAGTTTCACCCCGGGAGTGGATGGCATAACAATCCAAGACATTGAAAAATGGTCTGCTGATTGGTATGTCAATACAGTCCGGCAGAAACTCAAATGGTACAAACCTAGACCTGTAAAACGGGTAGAAATCCCAAAGCCGAACGGTGGTACAAGACCACTCGGTATTCCTACAATGATTGATCGGCTAGTACAGCAATGTATTAAACAAGTTCTGGAACCCATCTGCGAAGCTAAATTTCACGAATATAGCTATGGTTTCCGTCCGAATAGGTCAGCGGAAAATGCTATTTCAAAGGTGCAGAACTTTATACACTTCTCAAAGCTGTACTTTGTGGTTGACATGGATATCAAAGGATTCTTTGACAATGTAAATCATGCAAAGCTGATGAAGCAAATGTGGACATTAGGTATACGGGATAAAACCTTACTTTGCATTATCAAGGAAATGTTGAAAGCGCCGATTGTAATGCCCGATGGACGTGTAGAACACCCAGCAAAGGGCACTCCTCAAGGAGGAATTCTGTCACCGCTATTGGCCAATATTGTACTGAATGAATTGGATTGGTGGGTCAGTTCGCAATGGGAAACACACCCAACGCACACCCCATACAAAATAATCATTCATAAAGACGGTCATGCGGATAGAGGGAGCCTTTACAGAGCACTAAGAAACAGTAACTTGAAAGAAATGCTTATAGTAAGATATGCTGACGACTTCAAGATTTTTTGTCGCTATCGTAAGGATGCGGATAAGGTATACCACGCAGTCAAAATGTGGTTATCAGAGAGGTTGAAATTACAGATAAGTGACGAAAAATCAAAAGTTGTAAATCTAAAAAGACAATATTCAGAATTCTTGGGATTCAAACTAAAAGTGGTCAAGAAACGGAAAAAATGGGTTGTGAAATCTCACATGTGCGATAAGGCAATCCGTAAGGAAACAGACTCACTTATAGAGCAAATTAAAGAAATGCAGCATCCCAAAGATGAGAAAAACGGTGCATTGGCAGTAACAAGGTATAATTCCATGATAATGGGTATTCATAATTACTACCAAATTGCAACTGATGTCAACTTAGACTGCAGCATAATCCGGCGACAAATAAACATTTGTCTGCACAATAGGTTAGGTCATAAAATGACTTCAACAGGAAAAATTGCAGGAATATATATCAGAGACAGGTATGGTCACAGCAAGGATATTCGCTTCGTATATGGCTGCCCAATTGCGCCAATCGGAGATGTGCGGCACAAAAAGCCTATGTCGAAGAAGCGAATAGTAAACAGCTACACGCCAGAAGGTCGAGTGGACATTCACAATAAACTAAGGCTCAATACGGCTGTACTTCTTCAGCTAATGAAAATGGACATCCCTGGCCGAAGTATTGAATACATGGACAATAGGTTATCACTATGGTGCGCCCAATATGGAAAATGTGCTATCACAGGAGAGGATTTGGCAATCAATGAAATACATTGCCATCATAAAATCCCTCTAAAGGCACCGTTCTATGGCACCGACCGATATGAAAATCTGGTCATTGTTCATGTAGATGTTCACCGTCTGATACACGCAACCAATCCCCAAGTCATTTCAAAGTACCTCGCCAAGCTGAATTTGAGTAAAAGACAACTGCAAAAACTCAATAAGTTGCGCATACTGGTAGGCAATCCAGCCATCGAACACTAACTGTTTAATTCAAATTGCGAGCCTACACATCACGAAGTTATATTGAATCGATGGAACGCCGTGTGAGGTGAAAGCTTCATGCACGGTGTGGAGCGGGGGAAAATCTGGAGATGAATTCAAAGGATTACCTATCGCTATAGCAGAATATCGAGCGCATCTACGGAGACTCCTTCCTGGATATCACCGATCTGAATGAGTTGCCGACCAAACTGACCGCAGTCATCAAGCGATTTATGAAATGACCTCTCACAAGTAAATGGTGATTCCTGAGGGGATCACAGCAAAACCAGTTGCCCAATTAGGGTAACGAAATCCACTTTATTCTAAGGTGGGCAACTGGCCAGTGCTGTGTTGCCCACCTGCCTTAAATGGCAGAAAGGAAATTGCTATGCATTTTAGAAGTATGTTGTTCGTAGACCTCCCGGAAACTACACAGGATCCCGAATGGGAAAACCAGGTGCTGGGCGAGATGGATGCACTAAAGACAAAGTACCCTGGAAAGACATTGGAGCATGCTCTCTTTGGCCTGTTCCTTGGTAGACTGACTAATGTCCAAACGAGTTTTGGTCGCCAGCTTATTTCAGTTGTCGAAGATGCCATGGAACGGTTTTATTGCAATACAGAAGATCCTCGGTACCTTACTTTCGAGGACAAAACCGAGGAATACCAGACTGACTTTGAAAAGAAAGTTGACTGTGTTGTGATGCCGGACGGTACGATCAAGGAACTGGATTCCTACCGTATCTGGAACAAGTTCATCATCAAGGATGGCTTGGTTTATCAGAAGATTGCCGGTCAGCTGAAGCACCCGAAACGAACGAAGAAGGCCAAGAAAATGAAAGCTCTGCCCGGATACCCCAGAAAGAAACTCTATTCTTCCTTTGAAGAATTTGTTGAGGATTGGGGCGGCTGCAAGAACGAGACTACCGGTCAATACGGCGAATGGTATAACCCTGATTCAACCTACGACTGGTATCAAATCGGCGGTCGCTGGCCTGAAATGTTCCTCGTTAAGCAAGAGTGTACGGAGTTTTCCTATGGAGAACGGGAGTCAATGGATGAAAGTGACTTCCCTGCGCCGGAAGGCTATCGCTGGGTAGCTTGCGCCCGGAAGCGAGATATCCAGTGGGAAGCCATGCGTCAGTGGCGTAACCAGCAGGCAGAAAAACACTTCCATCAGCTGGAAGAAATGTTCCTTGCCGGAGCAGTTAATCCCGATTCGCTGTTCCGTATTACGGAAGACGGTATTTACCGTTGGGGCGAGCAAGTCTACCGCAAAGGCCAGACTTTGGAAGAGTTTCTTGAGAAGTATGGATTCCCTGCAAGTGTCAAGTATCCCATCAGCGTTTGCGGTATCTTCATCGACGAGACATACCACAGTGAGTATGATGCGGTTTATGATGAGGAGCTTCGCAAATGGGTGCCCTGTTCTTGGCAGGAAGCAACGGACAATCATATCGACGATGCGGATGACGAGACCGTATTCGTTGGAATTGACTACCATATGTAAGGAGTTTGCATTATGATTATCAACCGTATAGGCGCTCAGTTTACATACGAAGGCGTCACCTATACCATCGGCGACAAAATCTTCTCGAATGACACCAGTGATTTCAGAGGCCTCTTTGGTTATATCAAAGAGATCCGCACCGGTGATGATCGGGAGACGGATAACGATACGCCGGACTTCCACTGCTATTTCTACCCGCCTTTTGAGCCGAAGGCTATTGCCGAGTTAGAAAGCCGATTCAGTGACCTGTATCGTTCTCCGAAGAAGGTTGAGGATATTGCTTTGGATGAGGTGATTATGGCACCGGATATGATTCAGGTGGTTACTTCAGCGAATAGCACCCATATGATTACTGCATTCCGTGTGGAAGAATCTTGGGTGATCAAAGGTGAGCCTGGAAGCGAGGTTACACCAGCCCTGGATGAAATGCAGGCTAAACAGCGTATGGCAGAATTGATCCATAACGAAAGCACGGAGGGCTGCATTCTGGAATGGCGCGATGATCCTCAGTTTGAGGTTGAGATTACGCCTACTTTCTACGAATGTTGGCTGCGGGATGAGTACTGTGAGAACCGTTACAAGGTGAAGATCACGCCCATTCATATGTGCATTAGTGAAGAGCTGTTTGAAAGCCTCGGCCGCAAATATGTGGACAGTATTCTCCGGAAGCATTTTGCTGAGCAAATTGAGGACTGGGAAGAGTTGGAAGGCTTGACCGAAGCACAGATTGCCGAGATGATTGCAGGAGCTGATGTGCCTGAACGCATCAAGAAACAGTTGAACGAAAACGGTTACCTGATGGAATCCTATTGGGAGTCAGTCTCAGAAGCCTCGTTTGACTTGGTGAAGAAGTGTCGCGTGAGCCAGGGCTTACCCGCAGAACCGAACAATTGATGATTTACTTTTTTGACCTCTAGGGAATAAGGGATGCCACTGCGGTGGTGTCCCTTTTCTGTTTGGTGGAAATATGATGATTGTTGTGTTATAATACAGCAAATCAAACCTGACTTTGGCGAAGAAGCAAATCCCCGAACATTTGCATTGGCGAATGACCGTTGCAAAGATTCTTTGCGTGACATATTTCTCCGGTTACGCTATACTCCGGGTAGGAGGCGATGAATATGAGAGATATTGGAAAGAACATAAAATCTCTACGTGAGGAGAAAAAACTCTCTCAGGATCAACTGGCAGAGAAATTGTTTGTCACCAGGCAAACCGTATCCAATTATGAAACTGGTCGCTCACGACCAGATGTGGAAATGCTTACAAGGATTGCCGATGTGTTAGATGTTGATGCTAATGCGGTAATTTATGGCATAGAACCATCACCTGAACAGCGGTTAGAAAGAAATGCATTGGTTATAGCTTTTCTGATAACCCTGGTATTAGGGCTTGCGTGGTTCATATTGGCACCGTTAGTAGAAGCGTATACGGTTAGGCACTACGATGTCGTTCCACAGTTCCTGCTTCAGATTATTGTTCTTCCAAGCTTCTTAATTATGATCGGCTGGACCATAATGCAAGGTTTTCATGTTTTCCTTGGTGCTAAACGGTTGAAGGGTAAGAACATTCGTCTGTTTAGAGGTATCCTGTTGACCACTTTGTTACTGTGGATAGTATTGGTATTGCCGCCTTTAGCTGATATGGTGCGACTAGCGGTTATTCGCGAGCAGTGGCTGCAAACTCATAATTCTTACTCAAGTGCAGATTTTGAATTACCTGGAATCTGGCAAAATCTAGTGTGGAATCCTCTTTCCTCAAGATTGCTGTTTTACATTCAAAAATACTGTGGTGTTTTTCCTATCTTTGGCATTGCACTTTGGCTGGTTGGCTTTCCTAAAAAAGAACCCACCACTGCAACTCATGAATGAGTCCAATTTGTCTAACGGATCGTAATAGGGTCTCGCTACGGCGAGGCCCTTTTCTTTTGACCAGGCTTCTACTCCTTTTTGAAAAACGGCAGTTGACTAATACATATAGCTATGGTATAATACTGATACTAAAGTTTCGATGTTTTGCGTAAGCAATCTAAAGTGTCCGAATATTACTATGCCTGAAGCCTTTGCGCCTCAGGCATTTTTTGCGTTCTGGACAAGTTTTATATCGTAAGCAATTTGCCAGTAGTCTCCTGTCGTCCGGGGGCTGCTGGCTTTTGTTATATCTGGCGGACCCCGCCGAAACCGAAAGGAGCAAGCAAAATGTTACCCTGTCACGACAACTACGCAACCACCTTCGACAACTATCCGTCCATGCTCAGCTATCACCAAACACTGAGTATCGGCACCCACTGGCACCGCTGTAAGGTCAAAGACCTGCACGTGGAGCCTTTGGATGGATCTTCGCCCTTGTGCGGTAACCCTGCTGCATTCGCAACTGGAACCACCCTGGACGCGGTCACGGATACTGTTGAAAACCTCGGCCTCGCATTGCAAGTGGATGGTGTTCTCTATCCGCTGCGCTCGACAGCCTACAAGACGCTGCTGGATCGTGCAAAGATCGGCGGCACAGCACTTCCCAAACTCAGCCGTAAGGAGCTGGCCGGCGTGCTCAATGCCTGCCTGGCTGTGCACAACAATGAAGCTCTTCTGCTGATTCGGGAGGAAAAGGTCTCTGCAGCCCATTCCGGCGACGAGAAGGATTATTCTGTACTTCCTATGGATGAACTGTTGGTTGCGCTGGAACAGAAGATGGAATCCCGTTTCCCGGGTTACCACTTCGAGTCCGGATACCGTGATCACTCGTTCACCAGCGGCAGTTGGACCTTCCCGGCTCAAAAGGAAGACCTGTTGGGCACCTACACCAAGACATTGGAAGCTCATGGTAAGAAGGCAATGGCCTCCAGACTGGTTCCCGGAATTCGCTTTATGACTTCCGATACCGGACTGGCTTCTGCCAAGGTCTCCGCTCTGCTTATGGGCACTGCGCACCCCATCCATATCGGCGGATGTGTTTCCGTGGACCACCGGCACCAGAAAAAGGTTTCTGACTTCGGTGATGCACTGGATCAGCTGTTTGCGCAGTTCTGTGACTCTGTTGCAAAACTGCAGGGACTGCTGGAGGTGCAGCTGGAGTATCCGATCAACGCAATGACCCGGATCTGCAAGAAGCTCTCTCTGCCCAAGAAGGAGTCTCTGGAAGCCATCGCAATGTACGAAATGGCCTACGGCGGCGGCCCTGCAACTGCCCATGACATCTTCATGGCCATGCAGGAGATCCCTTACCTGATGAAAACACACCACACCCCGGAATCCAAGATGCTGGTGGTAGAAGAGAACATGGCGAGAGCCTTGTCTATCAAGTGGAGTGATTTCGATCTAGCGAAGGCGGTGAGCTGGTAATGGCAGCTCCCATCTTGCTGTGTGACACTGCCGGTATGAGTAATGACCGGTGGTTGGAATGCAGAATGCACGGCCCCAAAGGAGATATTCCGTACACGATCGGCGGTAGCGATGTGGCAGCCATTTTTGGCGTCTCACCGTGGACGACCCCGCTAGAGTTATGGTTGATCAAGAAGGGTCGTATGAAGCCGAAGCCGAAGGACAATGCCGACCAATTGGAGATGGGCCACTTACTGGAACCCGTCGCCGCGCACTGGTACGGCAAGAAGAGCGGCAACTATGTCTACGAGGACACAGGCCTTTACCAGCACGCAGACCACCCGTACGCACTGGCCAATTTTGACCGGAGATACGAGCGGCACATCGACGGTAAGCCCGGAATTTTAGAGTGCAAGAGCTGTACCTACCACAAGGCAGACAGCTGGGCAGACGATGCCATTCCCTTGTACTATGAATTCCAACTCCGCTTCTACCTGGCAGTTGCAGATGTGCATCACGGTGCCTTTTCCTGTATCTGGGGCAACAACCCGGAGAACGACCTGGCAATGCCGGAGATCGAACGTGATTCCGCAAAGGAAGACATGATCTTTGAGCGCCTGGACGAATGGATCTGGAGCCTTGAGCACGATGTACCGCCCACTATGAGCGGAGTTAAACCCACACTGGCTATGGAGTCCCTTGCAAGGATCTATGGCAACAGCCAAGCCGGCCTCCCAACCATTGAATTCCCTCCCAAGTTTGAGCATCCGCTGCGGCAGATCGCCATTCTGCAGGGAAAGATCAAGGATTGTGATGCCGACAGAAAACGTTATGAAAAGGAGATCGAAGCACACTCCGTGCGGATTGCCGAAGTGATGAAGGATCATGAACATGGTATTCTTACGACTACTAAGGATAAGCTCCTCATCGACTTCGTAACAAAAACTACCAAGCGGCCAAGTTCCGATGCGCTGAAGGCAAAGTACCCCAGTGTCTATGCCGATGTGCTCAATGTTTCTACCAGCCGCAAGGTGAAAGTCTCGGTTCAGCCGATTTAACGAAGGAGAAGCTCTATGTACACTATCTATGAAATGTGCTGCGACGGCTTTGATCAGAAGCTGGAACAGCAGTTCTTGAAACCCAACCGTCATCAAAAGAAGGTCTATATCTGCTCGCCCTACAGCGATCCTGATCTGGAACAGCAGCTGGACAATATGCGCCGTGCCCGCCTGTATATGCTCTATGCTTTCGAGCATATGGGATACCTGGCCCGGGCTCCTCACGCATATCTTCCAATGCTGGTCTGTGATGGGATCCCTACCGAGCGTGCCATGGCTCTTCGGTTCGGTCTGGAGCTGCTGGAACGGTCAGATCTTCTGCTCGTATGCGGTACCACACTGAGCAAAGGCATGAAGGGTGAGATCACCCATGCTGCCAAGCTCGGTATCCCCATCCAGGTATTCGATGATGACCTGTATGTGCAGGTGCGTAAGCTGGTCACCCAGACCGGCGCATCGAAGAAACTGGTGGAATTGAACCGTGAACACAGCGTTCTCGGTCTAGGGAAAGAACTGGTGGTACCTCAACAAGGAGGTGGCTGAGAATGCGAAAGTTCTCTGTGCCGGTAGATTTGCGTTCCCGGCAAGAGATGGAAAGCTTTCTGCGTGATCATTTCCGATACCCAACAATGAACTCCTGGAATCAAGCAACATCGTATGCCTGTAATCTGAAGGTCCACAGCTTAGGCTTGGCCTCCGAGATCACAAGCAAGCTCTACGATATGCTCGATACCCAGGAGTTTTTTGATTTCCGGAATGATTTGCTGGCAGAATTTAATCGCGTCCACGGCTACCGCTGGCAGGCTGGTTTCAATGGCAGAAGCGGTGGATACCTGGTCCTCTATCAAGGGGAATTGCGTTCTACCGGGCATCTGTCCTACTGTACCCATTGTGGGCAGCGAAACTATCGCAGTATAGCCGATACCGGCAATATCTGCGGTGCCTGCGGAAGATCTGCGCGGGTGGATTACAGTACACCGCCGAAACAACCCGTTACATTTCCCGGTCGGGGCACGGATATGGATGAAGACTATGACGAATGGTCCATTTCTGAACTCCGGAACCGGGTGAAACTTGTACAGGAGCTGGATAGCCTGGCTGACTCTATCGTCAGTCAGGCGATTCATTTAGCGAATGCATATGAGGTTGTGGAGGAGGAATACTTTGTCCCCCAGACTCGGCATGTGCTTGTCGCTAAGAGTCCATCTTGAAGCAGGAAAGGAGCAAACAAGTGCTATGTCAATTCGATAAACTTATCTACCCCAAAACAGCCGACATCTCAACGGTCGACTATATGATCGCGGTCTACCGTCCCTGCGGCGTTGTAAGGGATGCAGAAGGCGAAATGGTCAGCCAGATCAAAGCGGTCGGGTACTGTCTTCCCACCTCCGAGAAGCTCCGCTATCGGCTCAATGGTCACTGGAACAAGCATCCTCGTCACGGATTGCAATTCGAAGTTGAAGGGTATGAGGAAGTGATTTCTCACTCCAAGGAAGGTATTATCGGCTATCTGGCATCCGGTCAGATCAAAGGTGTTGGTCCAAAAATCGCAGAGAAGATCTACGATGCATTTGGGCAGGATACACTGGAGATCCTTGATCATGAGCCGGAGAAGTTGATGACCATCCGAGGAATCAGCACCAAGAAGCTGGAGAAGATCCGAGATTCCTATCTGGCCTCGAGAGGTGCCCGGGATGTGATCGCATTTCTGGCCCCTCATGGCGTCACTGCCCGAAGAGCCATTCAGATTTACCGTGAGTATGGGAGCGAGACCCTGGATGTGGTCCGCAAGCACCCCTACCGTCTGGTAGAGATGGCCGGCATTGCATTCAAGACTGCCGACAAACTGGCAATGAGTCTGGGACTTCCTGCAGTGTCTCCGGAGCGAGTGGACGAAGCCCTCATGTATACCTTAGCGGATGCAGAAGTACAAGGCCACATGTGTCTGGAGAAGCACGATTTTCTCCGCAGATGCTTGAAACTGCTGGAGACACCGGAAATCACGGAAGATATGGCAGCAGGCAGAGCATTCAGCTTGGTTCAGCAGAACCGACTGGTGTGCTATGACGGATATGTCTACCGAAGCAGCTCTGCTACCGTAGAGAACAACATTGCCTTCAACATCCATCAGATGCTGAACGCAGAAGTGGAACCCTACGAGCACCTGGATCTGGCCATTCTCGGTGAAGAACGGAAGCTGAATATCAAGCTTGCCCCGGAACAGAAAGATGCCATCAAAATGGCTCTAAACAACAAGTTTTCGGTCATTACTGGCGGCCCCGGAACCGGAAAGACGGCCGTCCAACGGGCACTGTTGGATCTGTACCTGGCGAAATACCCAGATGCCGATATTGTATGCTGTGCCCCTACAGGACAGGCTGCTCAACGGATGAAGGAATCCTCCGGATTACCCGCATCCACGATCCATAAGGCTCTGTGCATCCAGACCCGGGAAGACGGAACGCTGACCGAAGGCGGAATTTGCTACGCTGATCTCATCCTGGTTGATGAAGTCTCCATGATGGATGCCTTCCTGGCAGACAGGCTCTTTGCTGCAGTATCGCCCAAAACCAGACTGGTTATCATTGGCGATGCAGATCAGCTGCCTTCTGTAGGACCCGGCAGTGTTCTCAAGGAGATCATCAACAGCGGTGTTGTACCCGTCGTCAGACTGGACCATGTCTTCCGCCAGAGCGCCGGCAGCCGCATTGCTACCAATGCGCGGCTCATTAAACACGGCAATCTGAGTATGGAGTACGGACCGGACTTCCAGTTCTTTGATTCTACAGACCTTACCGTCTCGGCCGATATCATTGAGAACCTGTATATGCAGGAGGTTAGTAAGTTTGGCGTGGATGGTGTGGCATTTCTGACCCCCTTCCGCCATAAGACCGAAACCTCTGTGGATGCGATGAACGCACGGCTGCAGGCATTGGTGAATCCACCGGCACTTGGAAAAGCAGAGGCTGTCTGCGGAGAGCTTCGTTTCCGTGTGGGCGATAAGGTGATGCAGATCAAGAACTACGATCAAGTCAGCAATGGCGATATTGGGTACATCCAGACGATCACCGGCGACGAGAATGATGCCACTATAGTGATCGACTTTGGCGATGGCCGGATCATGGAATACGAGAACGATCAGCTGAAAATGCTGGATCTCGGATACGCTTCCACCATCCACAAATCGCAAGGATCTCAGTACAAGTCCGTCATTATGAACCTGCAATGCGCACACGCGATCATGCTGATTCGCGCCATTGTTTACACAGCTATCACGCGTGCAAGACTTCGCCTCGCTATTGTAGGCGAACGTAAGGCTTTGTGCCGGGCCATCCGGAACACCAAAGCAGACCAACGCGGTACCCGCCTTGCGCGGAGAATTCAAGACTTCTTATAGTAGAAAGGAATTATTACTATGGCAACTACATTGGAACAGTATAACCAGATGAAACAGCAGCTGACTGCTAAGATCGCAGATGGCACTATGACCGTCGATCAGCTTTTGGGGTACCAGGAGCTTCTGTACCGTATTTCCGTTCTGGAAAGCTGTATGAATTTCGTGAAGACCGCCCCAGTGACCAACGATATGAAAGTCATGAGCTATCACTATCAGGTCGTGGAAGCCCTCTTTACCTGTCTGGTTCAGGAACGCCAATTCGGTATTCCTGCAGATGATGTGGTCAGAAAGCAGCGTGCAACCGCACTGGAAAATCTGCAGACGGTGGTCAATTCCTTCCGCAAGCAGTTTCAGAGCTTCAAACCTGCTGCTCCTGAAGCATATCGCGCGGCGGTAACCAAGATGGTCAATACCATCCTGCCGGCATGGCTCCAGTACCGCTTCACCTACATTCCGTTTTGATGGGAGGTAGCGATATGAGTCAGAACAGTGTTCCCAATTCTATGACCGCTATTCTCAGTACCATCCATAAGGTGGAGGGTTTTGACCCTACCCCTTTGGCAGTGGAGTATATGGATCTGACCACACAGGAGAAGCGGAAGCGCCTGCCCGTTATGGCGCAGCTGGCCTGGTTCCGGCTTCGCTATCCGGAAGGCAAGATCGCTATCAGTGTGGAGGCAGTGAAGGATTACTTCGTTGCCGCTGCCCGGGTGTATGTCAGTTATAAAGATCCGGTGGATTGCTATCTTGCTGAGGCTACCGCCTCCCGGAAGTATGATCCGCTGAAGCCTACCGTTTCTCCCCGGGAATGGGCGCAGACGGCCGCTGTGGGAATTGCGCTGCGCAATGCCGGCTTTGGCCTTCAGTTTGGTGCTGCCGGTGATGATTTTGAAAGCGATGTGCCCGATGAGCTGGGTGCAGGCGCACATATCACTCCGCCGGCGGTACCGCCTGTGGTTCCTTCCGGCAAGGAAGATGAAACCCAAACCGGAGTGCCTCCGGCACCTGCCGCTCCGCCAGCCCCGGAACCTGAACCCGAAGTCGTGGAGCTGACGCCGGAACAGCGTTTTGAGCAGGCTTGCTCGATCATCAGTCCCATCAAAAAGCACAACGGTAAGACTCTGGGTGAGATCCTGACGATGGAACCCAGGGCGATCAACTGGTTGGCAACCAAGTTCAGCGGCGATGAAACCATCAAAGCTGCAGCAGAGTTCATCTGTTCCTACTCTATGGCGCAGGCAACTGCATAAGCTGCTTGTCAATTAGGGGGATGCACATCGCATCCCCCGGAAAGGAGGCTGCATGGTCGAAATTCATATAACCGATATTATCCCTCTGATCGGCATCCCCGGTCCCCCCAATGGAAGACCCGTTTACAATATCAGTTGCCCTTGCTGTGATGATAACCCCAGGAAAAAGCATTTGAATATCAACCTAAATAAGGATGTGTTCTGTTGTCCCCGGTGTCATTTCAGCGGTGGTGTGTTTGATCTGTATTCCTATTATTCCGGCGTGGATCGAAAGCTGGCCCGTGAAGTGCTGATGGAAAAGCTCGGTCTGAAGGATAGCGGCTCAACCTATGAAGGCAGCAATCATAAGCAGGAACGGCGAACGATCCAAAGGCCCATTTTGCAGGATATCGAATTGCCCTTGACTGATATTGACGCAAGGCACGAAACCTATGCGGCCTTGCTGGGCAAGCTCTCACTGGCATCCGATCACCGGGAGAATCTTCTTTCCAGAGGATTGACGGAGGAATTGATTCGGGACTACGGCTACAAGACAATGCCTGTTGTAGGCTTTTCTGCACTTGCAAAGCAGCTTCAGTCAGAAGGTTATTATCTGGGTGGTGTTCCCGGCTTCTATCATACAAAGGAAGGAGCATGGACGTTCATTCACGAACGGCGCGGCATTCTGATTCCGGCAAGAGACCAGGATGGGAAGATCCAGGGACTACAGATCCGGCTTGACAATGTCAAAAAGGGCAAGTTCCGGTGGATCTCCAGCATTGGCAAGCAGGATGGCTGCAAGGCTGAGGGGTGGACTCATCTGAAAGGCGAGCCTACACAGACAGTGTTGCTGACAGAAGGGCCCCTCAAAGCAGATGTGATCAACCACATTACGGGGCTTACCGTTGTTGCGGTTCCCGGTGTGAACTCGCTGAAGCACCTGCAGAGTACACTGGAGTATCTGCAATCCCGGGGAACGACCAAGATCATGACCTGCTTTGATATGGACTATCTGAAGAATCCGCATGTCCGGGATGGCTATTACAACCTGGCAAATATTCTGGCGGGAGTCGGTATCGAGTACGGAACCTATCTTTGGGATCCCCAATTCAAGGGCCTGGACGATTATGTCTGGCACTGCCGCAAGCAAGGAACATTATGACATCTAAGAAAGGGTGGAACCGTGCGATACGGTTTCCACTCTTTTTTTGTACGCATTTTGAAAAATTAAAAGTATAACCGTTGCAAATACTCATTTTGGACGGTGTAATACAACAGAAACATTATTTAGGAGGAATTCACTATGTTAATCGCGATTGACCACGGGAACCATGCTTGTAAGAGCGTCCACTTCAACTTCGTGTCCGGTTTGGCGCAGCACTCGGTACGGCCGCCCATGGCAGACGAAGTGCTGGAGTACAACGGGGAGTTCTGGACCTTGTCCGGCCAGCGGCTTCCTTACCGCAGGGATAAGACCCGGGATGAAAGCTTCTTCATTCTGACCCTATTTGCTATCGCCAAGGAGCTGGCCTTTGCCGGTCCTCTGCCTTCTGCAGAGAAAATTGATCTGGCTGTGGGCCTGCCCCCGGAACATTACGGCTTGCTGAAGGATAAGTTCCGGGACTACTTCAAGCGCAACCAATCCGTCCAGTTCACCTACAACGACAAGCCCATCACCATCATGATCCGTGACGTATTTGTCTATCCTCAGGCTTTCGCTGCCATCGCACCGCAGAAGAGTCAGCTGAAGCACCACCTGCGGTTGTTCCTGGTGGATATCGGCGGCTATACCACTGATGTACTTCTCCTGCGTCAGGGCAAGCCGGATATGCAGTTCTGCCGCAGTCTGGAGACCGGTGTGATCACTATGAATAATGACATCATCCGCCGGGTGGGCGCCCTGCACGATATGCAGATCGAGGATGAGCACATCAGTGCAGTCTTAGCAGGCAAGGAAACCATCCTCCCGGAGGAGGTCAAAGACACCATCCGCAAGTCTGCAGAACAGCACGCCAAGAACATTCTGAACCAGCTCCGGGAACTGAAGGTAGATCTACGCTCTAATCCTGCTGTGTTCATCGGCGGTGGCAGCGCACTGTTCCGGGATTACCTGGAGAAGTCTCCTCTGGTGGCATCCGCAACCTTCGTAGAGAGTGTCAATGCCAACGCCATTGGTTACCACGCTATGGCAGAAGGCCAGCTCTCTCTGCAGAGAGCATAAGGAAAGCTGGGGTGAGTAACGATGATCAAGGATGGAAAATACCGTTACACCCTCCAGTTTGGTATGGAATCCGTAGAAGAGCAGCGAGCCGGTGAGCTCCTGGAGAATATGGGCAATAAGAAAAGTCCGGTAATCGTTGCTGCCCTCAATGAATATCTCGACAGGCATCCGGAATTACTGTCCGGCAAGGCGGTCATTCAGTACCGGCTCAGCACACTGCCACCTGATCAGCTGAAGGAAACGATCCGTCAGTTGATTGAAGAACGCCTCGGCTCTGGAGTCCCAGTCCAGCCACAGACCGGGGATACTCCAGAGAGCACCAAGCAAGTCAGCAGCGATATCCTCGATATGCTGAGCGATCTGGATTGCTTCTCATAAAACATACCTTACAGCACCCCCGGGTTCCAAAGTTGGAGCCTGGGGGTGTTGTCACAAAAACGGTATCATCTGACATAAATATATATTTAGGAAACAGTGTTTCAGTTGAAAGACTTATTTTTTGTATTGCTTCGACACCTTTCGTGAGATTTCTCTCTGCCTTTTTTCTATAAATAAACTGTGGATGCGACATATGTGAGGCACGCCTCGTTTTTCCGTTCACAGATTTATAGTAAAATTGGAGTAGGTAATGAAATGAAGGAAGGTTATAGAAATGGATTATTCTTAAGTGCTGAGGTGACTCACTAAGCGCCTACACCAGGCACAAAATAGAACAAACGGCACAACTCTTCGCGTAGGTCAAAATAAGGACAAACCGAAGTGGTGGCCCTTTATATGCATTTTTATCGCACAGTGTTGTATTAGTCTAACACTGTGCGTTTTACTTTTCGACAGAATTCGATGCCGTGGACCTCCCGCCCAATTCAATTTGAAACATCAGATTGAATTGGAGGAATTACCATGGTAAACAAAAACAAGCCCTTACACGACCGAGAAACAGACCAGCTCCGTGGAGAATTCACGAATTGGCTCAACACAACGCTGATTCGGGCCAGAGCTGACTTCTTCGCCCTTCCGGAACAGCAGCAACATGATGACCTGTCATTAGAAGCGATTCCGGTGGACTTGATACCGGACCCTGTTGACCATTTTACAGTAGTGGAGCGCAGTAGAACAGACTTTGAATTTGAGGAGACCCGCCTGGCGCAGGCATTTGCGGAGCTTCCGTTGATGCGAAGGGAGGTTCTTCGGTTACTGTTTGTTGAAATGAGGGATCCTGCGGAGATCTCTGAGATCCTGCATTGCTCCGTCAACTATGTGCATCTGCAAAAATCCCGTGCCTTAAAACGGTTAAGGGAACAACTATCCAAACCGGGAGTTGGTGACTATGAATAAGAACGAGTTCCGTAACGTCCTGCAAGGAGCAGTCGCAGGAAGCCATAGAGACTTGGAACTGTTACTTGAGCTATACGCCCCAATGATACGCAAGTACGCCCATGTCAACGGTGTATTTAACCCGGAGCTGCACCAATATCTTCAGATACATATCGCCCTAAACATCCATAAGTTCACCTTGTAAGCTGATTGCCCCTGGATCATTCCAGGGGCAATTCGTTTATTTTGGCTTTTTTTGAAAAATTTTTTCTTGAAAGTGACAGGTTTGCGACTTTTGAAACCGTGTTTGTTTATTGAAAGGCTCCTCATGCCTTGTACCTTGACAAGTTCATAGTGACCAGTCCGGTACATCCCTTTGCTGGGGAGCGGCTATCCATCTGATGCCTAACAGAGACAGGAGCACTGATATGCGGGTGGCACCTGCATAACGCGAGGATCCAGCAGAGCAACAATGGTACTTCCGTAATTCGCGGCCCGGCCATAAGGAAGGCGGGGAGATGAGATTTCTATGGACCTGTTCGCCACAGGCGCCGGCTGGCATTGCTTAATTCAGTATAACTTGGCACGCAAAAGGAAATACTTTCCTTATCCAAATAAAGGAGTTAACGCTATGAAAGGAAATTATAGCGCATCCGACAACGGTGAGCTGCGGGATATCCGAAATGTCGTAATCGACACCACGCAGCCATGCTCTGCCAGAGTAAAAGCCTTTGTCGAGCAGATTGGAAACCCCTATCGTTACCTCGATAATGGGGTCATTGTAGAAGTTGGATATGCAGATACCGATATCAGCTTGCAGGATCGGCTATCCGCATACGCAAGCAGTATGGATCAAACCGCTGGAAAGTGATGGAAGATGCCAAATCCTCATTGACTTTTTCGATTATTTGTTTAATAATATAAGAGCGAGGTCATTGTGTGACAAAGAGGTCTGTCGCACAGGGATTTGGCTTCCAGAACCATATTAGGTTTATCCATTGGATTTTTTCACTGGAGGTTTCTGGGATGTCAAATATACCTTACGCTACTCTTTCAATGGAAGCATTGCAAGAGTATAGAGCGATTGCATATTATCGACTGTCCAAAGCCCATAAGAACAAGAAGGCATCAGAAAGTGACAGTATTGCCAACCAGCGCAAACTGATCCAGTGCTTTCTTGACCGGCATCCTAATATCGTTCTGGTGGCAGAAGCCTATGACGACGGTTATACCGGAACGAATTTTGATCGCCCTGGTTTTGAAGAGGTTTTGGATGCTATCAAATCGGGAAAAGCCAACTGTGTTATCGTCAAAGACTTGTCCCGACTTGGCAGAGAGTATATCTCTGTTGGCGACTATCTTGAACAGAAGTTCCCTGATTGGGGTGTTCGGTTTATTGCCATCAACGATGATGTTGACAGCATAAAGACCAATGCCGGGGACGATCTGATTGTTCCAATCAAAAATATAATGAATGAGTCCTATTGCCGGGAGCTGTCTAAGAAGCTGAGAAATCAGTTCCAGATACAGCGCGGCAACGGAGAGTTTTTAGGTGCCTTTGCAAGCTACGGGTACTGCAAATCTCCCGACGACAAGCACAAGCTGATCGTCGATGAGTTCGCAGCCGAGGTTGTAAAAGGCATTTTTTCTTTGCAGGTAAAAGGATACAGCCCCTCTGCAATCGCAGAGTATCTGAACAATGAGCATATTCTTCCGCCCTCTGAGTACAAGAAAAGCAAAGGCCTCAACTACAAGAGTGGTTTCGGTTCTGCAAAGCAAGTCAAATGGAGTGCGGTAACCGTTATCCGCATCCTCACCAATCCCATATATGCAGGGACACTGGTACAAGGCAAACGCAGCACACCAAACTTCAAGGTGAAGCGGATGCGGGTACGGCCGGAACACGAGTGGTCTGTTGTCAAGGATAATCATCCTGCGATCATTGATCCTCTGGTGTTCGCCACCGTACAGAGAATGATGAAGCGGGACACCCGGTCAGCTCCGAAGGCTTCCAGTGTGTATCCGCTGTCCGGCGTTCTGTTCTGCCCTGATTGCGGAAAGCCTATGAGCCGCAGGACGGTCACCAAAGGCGACAAGAAATATAATTACTATGTGTGCTCCACCTATAAAAACGGCAATGGCTGCTCTTCACATAGCATTGAGTGCGAAACTATGGACGGTATTGTCCTCAGAGCCATTGGAAGTCAGGTCAATGTTATCGTGGAGATGGAAAAATTCCTTACGGAATTAGGTACCACCGATGTATGGCACGCAAGAGTGCGTCGCTTGGACAGCATAATCGCGCAAAAGCGGGATGAGCTGGAAAAGTATGAAGAAAGCCAAATGAGTCTGTACGAATCCCTCCGGGACGGTATCCTGGATCGGACAGAGTACAATCGCATGAAACAGATCTACGGCAGTAAGATTGAGGAGGCGCAGAAGGCAATCAATGAATTGGCTGCCAACCGGGATGAGGCAGCAAACAATGCCCGTCAGGATAACGGCTGGGTCAAGCAGTTCATCAAGTTTCAAGGTCTTGAGGATCTTACTCGTGAGGTCGTCTTTACCCTTGTCGATAAAATCTATGTCTATGCGGACAAACGGGTCAAGATCGACTTTAACTACCGAAATGATATCGACTTCTACGCCGGCATCCTTCAGCGTCAGCAAAGGGAGGTGAGCTAAATGGCTAGAAAAAGCAGATATGTTTCTGTTATCGACCCCATTTTGGAAGAACTGGATATTGTCATGGCGGGTATGTATACCCGTATTTCTGTAGAAGACGGTGACGATGAGACCACGAACTCTCTGGGTAACCAGAAGAAAATTGGTCTTCACTATTTGGACGAGCACCCGGAGATCAAACTGGTAGATACCTACTCAGATAATGGCTATACCGGAATGAACTACAATCGACCGGATTTCAAGCGCCTTATGCAGGATGTCCGCAGCGGTAGGATCAACTGCATCATCGTAAAGGACATTTCGCGTTTTGGCCGCCATTTCTTGCAAACCTCTGAGTTTGTAGAACGGATCCTCCCTGAAATGGGCGTTCGTTTGATCTGTATCAATGACAATTATGACAGCGCAGATCCCAACGCGGATAATGCTGCCTTGATGATGCCCTTGAAGATGGTTCTGAATGACTACTATGTCAAAGATATCGCAAAGAAGATCCGGTCCGGTATCAACGCCAAGATTGAAAAAGGCAACTTTATTCCTCCGGCCGGAAGCATTCCTTTCGGTTACATTCGCAACCCGGAGCAGGAAACCTATGACGTAGATCCGGTAGCTGCACCCATTGTCCGCAGAATCTTTGAAATGCGAGCGGAGGGAATGAATCTGAATAATATCTGTACGATACTGAACCGGGAAGGTGTTATCTGCCCAGGTAAACACCGCTATGACCGTGGCATCTCCAAAGACAAGCGCTTCGAGAATGCGTGTTGGATTCGTGGAACTGTTCGAAAACTCCTCAGTGATCAGGTCTATTTGGGACATCGGGTGCACGGCCGCATTAAAGGTGATAAGTACGGTGACGAGAAAACCAGACGCAGTTCTGATGAATGGATCATCATCGAGAACGCGCATCCTGCGATCATCACGCAGGAGCTGTATGACAAAGCACAGGCAGTATCGGAGGAAGCACAGGAGCGTCGTAAGAGCTTTAAGCAGAACGAAGCACCTGCTTTGGATTACCGGGACCTATTTCGGGACAAGATCGTTTGTGGCCACTGCGGCAGTAATATGTCTGCCAGAAAGGCCACAGGACGCCCCGGAGCCAATCTTCCTGCTTGGCTGTTTTATGACTGCAACAATTATCATTACTCCAATAAAACACGGTGCAGTTGCCACTATGTCCGCCAAGAGATCATTATGGACAGTATCCGGAATCTCTTGAACCAGCAGGTTATGGTTGCTGTTGATGTAAGCGCAATGCTTACTGCGCTCCAGAACCGGCCCAGTACAAACGAGTATATCCGGCAAGCGAAGGAACGATATCGTGCAGCGGTGAATAATCGGAAAAAGATCCAGGAACAATTGGATCAACTCCTAATCGATCTGACAAACCGCATCATTGATCGCGGTACCTACGAATACACCAAGAAACGCTATGAGGACAGACTGGATGTGGCACTGGAGGAAGAGCAGCACGCTATGGAAGATATGAATGCCGTGCCTGCTACCGTTGCTGCATCCAAGCAATGGGTCAATGCTCTGTACCAGTACTGTGAGCTTCCGGAGATCACACGAGAACTGGTTGAACTGCTGATCGACCGTGTTGAAATCATGGACGGCAGTAACATCCGTGTGGTGCTTCGATATGCAAACCCTTACAGCCATCTGGAGAGCCTGAAACAGCGGATGGAGGGGATCCGTCATGCTGTATGATCTGATCGATATTATCTACCTCCGCTTGTCAAAAGAGGATGGAGATGTTGCAAGCGGAACTGAGGAAGAAAGCTGCAGTATCAGTTCACAGAGGACCTGCATTCACCGCTATCTCCGGGAACACCATATGGATCCGGATTCCTTTGAAGAGATCGTGGACGATGGTTATTCCGGCACCTCTATGCACCGACCGGGTATGTCCCGCCTGATCAAATTGGTGGAACAAGGGCGAGTGCGCTCTGTTATAGTTAGAGATCTGTCCCGTTTCTCAAGAAACTATCTGGAAGCAGGTCACTACCTGGAATTTGTCTTTCCCACTTACGGCGTTCGCTTCATTTCTATCAACGATCAGTTTGACAGTGATGCGGTTGGAGAGTCTACCGGTGGCTTGGAGCTTGCTATCCGGAATCTGATCAACCAGATGTATAGCAGGGATATCTCCAAGAAGATCAAGAGCGCCGTCGATATCAAGAAACTGAACGGTGAGTTTGTGTATGGCACCGCTCCCTATGGCTATAAGAAGGGACCGAAAAGAAACACCATCGTTATTGATGAGACTGCTGCCATCATTGTAAAGAAGATCTTTCTTTGGGCCAGTACCGGCGAATCTTGTTCGGATATAGCCAAACGGCTGAATGCAGAGGGTGCTTTAACGCCCTCCGTATACCTTGCGGCCATACGCGGCAAGTACAAGACCAAGTCAGTCTGGACCTATGAGTCTGTCCGTAATATTCTGCTGAACCGGATATACACCGGAGACACCGTACCGTTTAAGTCTCATGTGGTCCGGGTTGGTAGTGACCGCACGAAGGCTATCCCGGAAGATCAGCAGATCGTTATTCCCAACACCCATGAGGCAATCGTGTCCAGAGAACTGTTCTTCCAGGCACGAAACGCACAGAAAAAGTATGCACCCAGAACGATGGATCCCAACAGGCAACCGTATCTGTTCACTTCGCTGCTGGTCTGCGGCTGCTGTGGCAACCGTTTGATACGCGGCAAGGTGCAGAATAAGGAGTGGCGTTGTACGACCCACAGATACGATCCTACAGCTGCGTGCAAGGATGTACGCTTCAATGACGAAAAGCTGTCCGGTATTGTGCTCAGGGCTATCCAGACCCAAAGTAAGTTGCTGGACGCCAAGGTTAAGCGACTGCGCGTCAATAGTCGCTTCACCAAAACTACAGAGGAAGTCGTGCAGGCGGAATGCCGCTCGCTGCGTAAAGAACTGGACAAGATCTACGCAGAGAAGATGGATGCCTACGAAAAGTATGTTGCCAAAACGATTACCAAAGAGGAATTCCTTTCCATCAAGGCTTCTTATGCCACAAGGGAGCAGTCCGTTACGGCTCAGCTGAATTTTGCAGAAGCAAAATTGGCTAACCTTACGGAGCAACTGAAGATGGACGCCCACCATATTGCCAGCAGCAAGCCCTTGATCGATTATCAGGAGATCGACATGCTTGACCCTGACATCCTCAAGGAACTGGTGGAACGAATCTGCATCTATCCGGACGGAAGAATGAAGATCATTTGGAACTTCTCCGACGAAGTCTCTGAACTGCTCAAGCAAGATTTGGCTCCCGTACAGGAAGCCGCAGGATAAATCGCTTCTTACAGAAAGGATTGGGTCGAATGAAAGTAACTATGCTCAGCTCACTGCTGAAAGATACCAAGCTTGTCCTGCAGAAGTGTCGGGAAGCCGCATGCCCTGTTCTCGTGCAGGCATGTGGCAACCCCGTACTGGTGATCATGGATGTTGCTACATTCGATCACCAGTTCAAGGACGCAATGAAATTACCCAAGGGGCATGTGTATGTTGCATACCGTCCCCTTAGAATGCCGATCTCTCTATTGAAAGGCATAGGCCAAACGATAGCAGCCTGCGATAAGGCGGACGAGCCGATCTATTTGCAGAAGTTTAATAAAGACGAGCTTGTCGTGATGAATTGTACCGTATATGCGCGTTTGCAGAAGGAATGCAAACCCTGTCACTAAAAGGAGGATATAATGAGCAAACAAAAAGCTATTGGTTATGTAAGAGATTCCCGGGGTAAAGCCACATCGATGGAGAATCAGAGAACCCTCATCAAGCAGTATTGCGAAAAGCAAGGCTACGAATTGATCGATTACTTTGAAACCAAGAAGACGCTTGATGGAGATCAGCTTGACCGCTTGGAAGAGTACATCCGTGAGCACCTCGGTATCGCGTATGAAGTGGTTCAGCTAATTCCCACAACACTAAGCCGGCTGGGCAAATCTTTAGATACTACCCGTACCATGATGATTGACCTGCAGTCCATGGGGATTGAACTCGAAGTCGTGGATGTTGGCAGTCAAAACAGAGTGGAATTATGGCGGAGTATGCAAGATCCGCACCCTCAGCTTACAGCAAGAATCAGCGAAGGTGATGACGCTGATGATCCCTCAAAACGTGTCATTTGTTCTTACTGCGGAGGATCCGGCGATAATTATTATGGTTGTGCCTGTACCACAGTAGAGATTGAGGGCAAATACTATAAGCGGATTCCTTTTGGTTCGGAGAAATCTCCAAAGGATTTACCTTTCTGCCCTGATTGCGGTGCACTCCCTGGCCGGTATCACCATTCCTGCTGCGATGTTGAGCAGTGTCCCGTTTGTGGAAAGTCCATTTATGCTTGTGCCTGCCAAATGGCATTTGTATTCGAAGAAGATTATGATGCACGCGATGATGAGGCTGTTATTTTACAGATCACTCAGGCTGTGCACGCAGCATGTGAAGCAGATCTATCTAAGAGCAAGAAGGCGGAAGTACGAGAGTATGTTGAGGAAAACTACGATCCGGAGTTGTCCTCGGAAGAAAATGCTGCCCTTATCGCAGTTATGTACCTAAGCGAAGCAAAGAGCGCACGTAGTGCCGCTGGAAAAGCACACGCCAAGTCTTCCGGACATTCCGGGCGGCGCAAGAAAAAACGCAAATCCAAGTAAAATGTAGCGCATCCGCAAATTTCTCCATTTTTCCTCTTGCAATTTTGTAATGAAAACTGTATAATTTTCATTACAAAGGAGGTGCTGAAATGGAATCACAGTACCAAAGAATTGCAACCATCATCAATAATGCGCCCCACGAGGCTGTTTTCGTTGCATCTGATTTCGTAGACATTGCTGATATCAACACTGTCCGTCAGTGCCTCTCCCGGCTGGAACAGGCTGGACAGATCACACGGATCATCAGAGGCTTGTACTATCAACCGGCGTATAGCAAGCTTCTCGGCGAATATGAGGCTCCTTCGCCCCACCATGTCGCCGAGGCACTTGCCCGGAAATACAATTGGACAATTGCACCTTTCGGTCCCACCGCACTGAATCGACTGGGTTTATCCACGCAGGTGCCGGCAAAGTGGTCCTATATCAGCGACGGTCCTTATAACAGCTTCACAGTTGGAAAAATAGAAATCGAGTTTAAGCACAGAAGCAATAAAGAGATTTCCGGTATGTCTCCCATGACGGCTTTGGTTATCCAGGCTTTGCGAGAGCTGGGAAAGGATCGCATTGATGATATTACCATTCAAAGACTGCAGCGGATGCTTACACCTGAACAGAAAGCTGCTCTGCTTACTGAAGCAAAGCAGACAACCTCTTGGATCTATGGGTTTATAAAGAGAATCT